TGACCTAACTGATGGCCTTCTCTAAACTAAGCAGGTCTGATACCTGGAAATGATCGGGCTAACACGGATTTACTATTTCAAGGAAGGGATCTCAGGCGTGTTGGACGTTGAGCCACGGGATGCAGCCAGGGTGCGCCAGCAACTCATGGCTTCAGGCGCAGTGATCACCCACACCGCACAGATCTGATGATTGACGCAACGCTGGGCGGACCTACGAGCAACAGCTACGTGGAGCTGGCCGAGGCCGATGCGCTGGCCGTGATCCTGCCTGGCGGTGCTGAGTGGCTGACCAAGGCTGACGAAGAGCGCGAGCTGTCACTGATTGCCGCCACCCGCTGGCTGGAGACGCTGAACTACAAGGGCGACCGCTGTGCTGGAACGCAGCGCCTGAAGTGGCCACGGTCTGGCAGCAAGGCAGTGTGTGACGGGGTGCAGGCCGACTGCACGATGATCCCGCCCGTGATCAAGGAAGCAGAAGTGATTCTGGCGATTGCTTATGTGCAGTCACCGACCAGCTTCCCTGGCGCTGGGGCTGGCAGCAACGCGCCGAGCGGCACCTTCGTCAAACGTCAGCAGCTTGGGGAGCTGAGCATTGAGTACGCCCAGTTCAATAACAATGTCGGCAGCAGCTGCGATGATTGCGACAATCCAGCGATTATTCAATCGTTTCCGTGGATCGACGACCTGCTCGGATGCTGGCTGGACATGGGACCTAGCTCAGGAGCCGGCTTTGTGCTCACTCGTGAGTGCTGCGATCAGCAGCCGCTTAACACCTTCGGGAACCATGCGGCGAACCTGATCGATCCCCCTCCCTACAACACGATGCCCTAGGGCGTCTGTTTTCGGCCTGCGTTTTCCAGTCAGCCCAGCGCACGTTGCCTGGTTCGTAATGGCCAAGGTTGTTAATTCTGTCAACAGTGTGATTCGGCGACGGTGGGCCACCTAGCTCTTCGTACCACTGCTCAAACGATTCAAATCGGAATTCAACGTTGCGATACCAGCGATACCAGCGGCTGCTTGGATCTGGCATACACCGACGACGAGCGTCGCAATAAGCGGCGTAGATCTTAGGCTTGCCTGCCTTCTCAGCCTGCCCGTAAGGCATCGGCTTTCTGCTCAAGCCGTGTTTTCTGTGGCAATCGTAATGAGCGGGGTCACGGTAAATCGGAGCGCATTTTTTGCAGTACTTTGGCGTTGGTTGGTCCTTGCGGATGCTCCGTTCTTCACCGCAATGAGCGCAACTAATATTGATGTAAGAGCGTTTTCGCGCCATCCGTGAGTCGAGCGGGTGCCCAGGTATCTTAGGTGGTAGCCATCGCTTCGCAAGACTCATGGGCCGCTCCGTTAGCGGTGCAGCTTGTGGACCTGTTCAGGGTCAGCAGCTTCACCTACATCCGCACCAGCGCACCGGTGTACGACCCTGCCACTGGTGATGTGACTGGCGGTGAGACGGTGTACAACGCCGCTGGCGCCGTGACAAAGAGCGGAATGCTGGGTGCTGGCTCAGTGGGCAAGAGCCTGTACCTGGAGGCGTGGATGGACACGGCTGGCATCGACGACCAGTTCCCAACCACCGACGATTTCATCGAGTACAACGGGCGCAAGTGGAATATCACGAGCGTTGACCCGCAATATTCGGGTGATGTCTTGTATGCGGCGAAGGTGAGGGCCGAGTCATGACCAAGCCCATCGAGGACCTAGTGCCAGACCTGAAGCAGGTGCTGGATCACACGATGCGGGAGACGGTGATCAGCTTTCACAGTGACCTGTCTGGCGAGGTCAGCCCAATCGACACGGGTGCTTTCCGTGCAGCGTGGATGGTGGATGGCGGCACAGAGGTTGGCAGCCTGAAGCTGGACTACAAGCACCGCTACTCGATCGAAAACAACCTGCCGTATGCCGAGCGCTTGTGCTTTGGCAACTGGGCGGTGAGCAGACCCAAGAACTGGTTCCCGGCTTATTTCAACAGCAAGGGCCAGGCAATAGTGAATGCAGCCGTTAAAAAAGCTGAGAAAACGCTATGAGCTACCAATTGATCCGTGGCGCGATTGAAATGGTTACGGCGCTGGAGCTTAATAACGCCGGTGCTGGCTATGTGTTTTATGACAACGTGCCTTACACACAGCCGGGTGCGGACGAGACCTTCGCAGAGATCAACCTCACATTTGCGGACGTTAAGCGCGACGTCATTGGCTGCTGCGGAAACGACGACGTAGGCGGCACGGTCACTGTCATCGTCAGCACGCCTGTCGGCAAGGGCGCACGCCCTGGGGAAGACATTGCGCTCGAAGTGCTGAAGGTATGGGCTATTACCGGTGCGTTCGACGGTTACCTGCAGAACGGCCATGTGCGGATGCGCAACCTGGACGGCCCACGGCTGATCAACGGTGACGCGTCATCGACGCACCAGCAGCACACGATTTCAGCTGCCTTCCGCGGTCGTCTGGCTTAAATTGTGGTGTAGGCAGTGCCTGCTGCAGAGCAGCCCCCGTGCTCTGGACGCCCCCTATCTGTAAACGTCTGTACGGAGGCCCATGGCCCTTTGCGACTCCTCCGTCCTTACAGGACAGGACGGAAAGATTGAATTTAAGCCGCCCGGCACATCAAGCTGTGTGCGGGACTTCTCTGCATTTGGCACTGATGGCGTAACCAGCCACATCACACTGCCTAGCAGCCACGACTTCAGGGTCAACGATGTTGTTGTCTTCAGCGAAGAAGACGGCGGCAATCTCGACTCTGCCTTGGCCAGCTCTTTCACTCCTCGCGCTGGCGTGGCCGGTGAAGTGTTGGCACTCGGCAGCTTTGTTGCCGGCTCTGGCTACCCCGTCAGCCTGACCGACTCTCCTGTTACTTTCACCGGCGGATCTGGCTCTGGTGCTACCGGCACCGTGTCAACCGACGGCACTGGTGGCATCACTGCGGTCACTTTGGTTGATGGCGGCTCTGGCTACAAGAGCACTGATCAGCTGGGCATCAGCGGCGCTGCGCTGACCACTGGCAGCGGTTGCATCGTTGAAGTCGACACCGTCTCAACAGCTAGCGGTGGCTCCACTTCCGCCTACTACGTGGTGGGTCGTTCTGACACTTGGATCGAGGTTTCCTCGTCCATGAACGGCACGCCCATCGCGATGGCTGGCGACGGTGGCACCGGCACTGCTGACAATGAGCTGCCTGCTCACATCAACATCTCGCTGGCGGATTTCTACGCCGTCTGCGGTGTGCGTGAGTTCAGCCTTGAGATCAGCCGTGACGAGCTGGACGTGACCACCCTGCCTTGCTCGGTTGGCACAGAGTCCAAGCTTGCTGCATTCCGCTCGACCCAATCGGGTTATGCGGAGGCGACTGGCTCGATGACGGTGTATTTCACCTGCGATCAGGAAGCCATCTCCAACCGTCTGCTTGGCGCTTCGATCCTGAAGTCACAGGCTGGCGCACGGGTGAAGCTGTACGTCTGCACTCAGATCGACGCCGCTGGCAACACCGACGACACCAGCAGCCTGTACGTTGACGCAGAGATCAACATCACCGGCATGTCGTTCTCGGTTAACCCCGACGACCCGACATCCGCTGAGCTCTCGTTCTCTGTGACCAAGATGTACAGCGCTTTCGGCCTGGTTGCCTGATTAACCTAAGTTCGGACTTGGGTGGAACCCCTGGCTTCGGCTGGGGGTTTTTTATTGGCTAAGCTTTGTTCGGCGGGGGGGATGCCCGCCCCTTGGTTTGGGCTGGTTGCTGCGCCAGCCTTTGCCTTGGGTATGCTTACGAAAGCAGCAAATTAATCAATGCGCGCGATTGATCGCCTAGTTCAGGCCGTCAGTATGCAAGCCCAGAAGAAGGTGCTTGAGCTGCCTGACGGTAGTGAGTTTGAGTTTTACATGACTCCGCTGACGCTTGCTCAGCGCGCACGAGCACAGAAGCAGGCCAAGACGGACGACGCTACTGACTTTGCGCTGCAGTTGCTGATCAATGTGGCGCGTGATGCTGGTAATGCGCCGTTGTTTGCCCCTGGTGATCTGGCGGATCTGCGCAATGCACTGCCGGCCAAGCTTGTGGACAAGCTGCTGTTGATCTTGCTGGATGCAAGCGGTGAAGAAGAGGAAGAGGAAGAGGTGGTGACCCCAAAATCCTCGAACAGGCGTTCGAAAGCGACGGACAGCTGAGGTTCCAGTTTCAGCTTGCGCGTGAGCTGAAGATGACGGTGTCTGACCTGTTGCAGCGGATGACACCGGAGGAGATGGTGCTGTGGTCAGGGTTTTACGCGCACGAGAACAAGAAGACGATTGAGGCGCAGAGGAAGGCTCAAAGGCGCCGCAGATAGAATCCGTGGACTGACCGCGGCGCTATGGCTCAGCAATATTCGGTAGAAGTTGCTGT